GCGGTTAGGTCGATGTATTTTCCCTTCTGACCCACAAAAATTCTGTTCTTGTCGATCTTGCTAACATCTATCTTCAAACTAATTCCCACTTTACTCATTTTGCTTCTCCTAGTTTTTCAATTAATTCGTCTAATTCTTTCAGAAAAATCTCAACTTCAGTTGTTATCTCCTTCGCCCTATCCGCATCAATCTCGAACCTCACGCACTTATACTGCAAGTGTTCGGGTAGACGGTCATCAAAGCTCACGAAGTCGCACCAGTTGCGCTCTGTGCATAGCATCTGAACCGTCATCTGTTTCTGGTAATTTGACTGGATTTTGCCGGACTGCAAAAATTTTATGTGGGTGGCTGTATTTGGAGCCTTGATCTCTAGTAGTCCATCCTCTCCTACCATCCCATCGGGAGAGGCGATCATATTGGGAATGTCTGGATGTTCTATACATCCCACCTCCATCACCAATAAATCATTCTCAATCTCATACCGGCCCCTAGCTATCGGCTCCAAGTCAGTACCGCGTTGCATGGCCGCACTTGTAAAACCTTCCTCTCGGTTGCCCGTGAGTCGCTGGCATAGCAGTTCGCTCATATAATTTGCCCTGCCCGCACCGTAACCGGATTTAGTCTTGACCATTACGTCTGCAACTCTTGACGCGGATACCTTGCCCAATCTGAATTTAAACCACTCTGGGCTGCCCTGTACTATTAGATGTGATTCCATGATTTCCTCTCGCATATTCCGTGAATAGTCCCAAGGTGAACGCCGAACATTTTTCCCAGCTTATCTAGGGCGTGATAGGGTCGCAGACTTCTTATTTTCAGCACATCTCCCTCCGTTAGTTTGGAGAAGCCGTTTTTCTCACCAAAACAATGTCTCCCCTTTTCAACCTTGTCTTGGGTGTTTTCTTTATTTGACCCAATGAATAAATGACTTGGGTTGCAGCACGAAGGATTATCGCAGTAGTGACAGGTTTGCATCTCTTTGTTCGGCATCACGCCGGTAGTTAAATACAGGGAAATTCTGGGAGCGGGGTGGTGGCGTCCATCAAACCAAAACGCGCCGTACCCTTCCTTTTTGTTTCTAACACTTGCTCGCCACGGCCAGCAGTCGTCCGCTCCTAGAACATCAACCTTACTCCAGAACCTGTCATGTAGGCTTGGTGCTTTTTTTGCCCTAGCTGCGCGGGCTAATTTTGCAGCTTCGGCCCTAGTCACTTAACTAACTCCTTTTTCTTCGCGTCTTTAGCTTTAGTGATTGCCGCTACTGCTTTTTTGCTTGATTTAACTTCGTTGTAAGCATCGGTGTAATTCTCTTTCAGGGAGTCAAGACTGTCAGAGTCATTGATTAATGTAACCCAGTCCGTAACGTCAATATCGTTCTCTTTTACAGCGTGGTTGCCATCGTCATCCTCTGCCGGAACTCCAGCGGCAGATTGCAGGCCATAACGCCTTGCGTAAGTAATTGCCGACCCAATTCCGTGAGCGTCCTGCTTACAAGGGATAATAAACTCACCCTCAAGCCACTCGCCAGAGCCGTGCATGATTCTTGTAGAAACTCCCGCACCGATCTCGTTGCTAATCGGGAACTGGACGTAGCTAAGGTTGTTCGCGGTAAAGGCTGGCTTTATAGCCTCTATGACCGCCGGAAGGTCGGCGTATTTGGATTTAAAGAAGGGGTTTGACTTCCCCTTAACTGCCGCGCCCATCTCTCCCTGAGCCTTCGCCAGAGCCTTTGCAAGCTCTACTATTGATTCTGATTGATTCATTTCATTTCCCCAAATATCATTTTGATGTTCTGCTCGGTGTAACTTCTGATCCTAGCCTCGATTAGGCGGTTGTTCTCGGCTCTGCGGGCCTCTCTAGCGAACGATCTCTCTCTATCTGACATAGGGCTAGGCTTGTGGTGCTTTGCTCTGTATATCACTTAAATACCTCTCTTAAATCGTTCTCTAAGTAAGCCCTGCCCTCGGCCCATTGCTTCTCAAACTCCTTATGCTGATCCTCTACTGCGAGGGCTGCGGCTGCTATTCGGAAGCAATCGTGCGAATCTGCCATTTGCTTGATTTTGAAGTCTTGCAGGTTGGTTATGCTCATTATTCCCTCTCCCGCCGCATCTGTACATCGTCTAAACAAAGTTCTTCTAGGTCGTCAATCGCGCTCCGGCTTAAAGCTGACAGCAACTCGACACCGTGAAGGTTCACTGAGTTAATAGTGATCGACTCAGGATGATTGCTCTCAGGTTCAGGCGGCTCATAGTCGTAATCAATAGTTTGCTCTAACTCGATATGTGTCTTTAGTATGCTCATTTTAGTCTCCGCGACCCCACGCTGCCTCTGCATCAAGCTCGAACGCTGTCGGGCCAGTGTCTTCTTCAATTGACTCAACGTGATCTGCAACAATCTGGCCCAGCTCAGTGCCCGCCCATGATTCGAGGTCGCCAGCTAGGTAGCCAATCAAGGCCTTCGCTTGCTTGTCGCTGGAGTGATCTAACGCTTCTTTGATTAGAGCTATAGTAATGTTCATCTTATTCCCCCGGTCCCTTTTGTGGGGCAAAGTCTATCTTCGCCCGTGTTAGTACAGAACGTATCCACTCGGAGCTAACCCCGCACAACTCGGCGTGAACGATCTCGCCAGAGAGATAACGCTTGGCGCTATTCCCGTACCGCCTTGAGGTCAGGCCGACTATAGCAGTCCGAACCACGGCGTATAAAAGGTTGTGTTCTGGCGAATCGCCAAACTGGTATCTTATCTTCTTTGATGCGGCAGCGAATAACTCAGTTTTCTTGCTCGTGTGATTCCCCTATTGCGTTTAAGACAACTACACTATGGGGTAATTATATTGCAATGTCAACTCATCTGACAAAATAAACAAAACAGGCTTTACGTGTGGGGCTATCTATGCTCTAATCCACCATCAACCACAAAAAAGGAGTAAACTATGAAAAATGTAACATTCAAACAGGCTGTTCGGTGGGCGGGGAATCCCAACAGGCTTGCCATAAAGCTGGGAGTTACTAGGCAGGCCATACACGAATGGAAGCAAGTAATACCTGAGCTTCGCAAGTACCAGATACACGTATTGATGTTGGAAGAAAAGGCATGATCTTCCTAACGCTCTACGTCTTAGGCGCAATATCTACATTTTTTGCTACAGTGATGTGCGACAGGGATTTCGAGCAAGAGGAAAAGTGGGTGACTGTGTTTCTATGGTTTATGGTTATTCCGGCACATTACATTAAGAAGAGAATAGAATGAAAAAAGTTACCGATAAAAATCCAGAAGGATGGCAAGAATGGATGGGAGAAGGGGTGTGCTGTCCAGATTGCGGAAAATCACCATTTAGGTTTATGGATCAGGCCGAGAGCGTTTATTACCAAGATCGAGAAGGCTGCGAGTGGGAAATAGATAAACATAGCGGAAAATTGGTTGAATAGAAATTATAATGCGGAGAGGGGAAAATTATGGAATTTGGAGACGCGGTGAAGATGGTTAGGGCTGACCTTAATTTAACACAGAAGGAGCTGGCTAAGAGATGTAATTTATCTCCGAGCGGTTTATCTCATTTTGAAAGTGGGAGAAGGCCGCCTTCATTAAAGCACCTGCGGAACATAAGGGAGGCATTAGGATGTTCTTATGATTTACTTCTTGACACCAAGGGTACGTTGGAGTAAATTAGTAATAAGCCGGGAGTGTTTCTGCACTTTACGGGATCAGATTGAACAGGAATCGTTACCAACCGGCGAATTACGCCAAATTGTAGCAAACCTCGCCAATCTAATCCAATACATTTCCGGTTACTAGAGTTTTCTAGCGGTGACGGGTATACCCACGGCAGCCGAAAATGCGTAGATCAGAGCACACTGATTAAGGAATGTGCAGAAATCTTAACGCAAGGATACCCAAGACCGTCATAGAGAGTTAAGTCCCGATTTAAAGATTATGTCTCGTCCGTTGACGAGGAGGATGCAGATAGACCTAACCAGCTACCTGCGGTGAGCATAGTAAGTCTCACAAGCGAGTACCTAGCCAGCAATGGTGTCCTTGGTGGGGCTTAAAGGGGAAAGGTCTATAGTTATGTCTGAAGAAAAGTGAAGGGGTTTAGGAATGAGGCTACGAAAACACCAAACAGAGGGCATCCAGTCCTTGAGGGATTCACTAGGAAGGGGCAACAAACGGCCCCTGCTGGCTGCTCCCTGCTCTTATGGCAAGACCCTAGTTGCTGCGACGATAATGCTGTCTGCTGCTGAAAAGGGCAAGAAATCGGTGTTTTTCTGCGACAGAATCAAACTATTGAGTCAGACGGTTGAAGCCTTTGACGCTTTGGGTGCTGATTACTCAGTTTTGCAAGGCGATGACCCCCGCTATGACCCTAGAAAGCTAATCCAGATTGTCTCAGTGCAGACGGCGGTACGTCGAGAACACTTCATTTTTGACTTGGCTATCGTGGATGAGTGCCATGTACTCTATCGTGGCTTGATTAAGATAATGGAAAGATTCGACAACATTCCCTTTATAGGACTAAGTGCTACACCGTACAGCAAGGGATTGGGCGCTTACTACGATGACTTGATTGTGCCTCTCACCCCAAGGGAGCTTATTAGCGCAGGTTATCTATGTCCTACTGAATACTATGTCGGCAAAACGATTAGCACCAAGGGGATAAAAACCAAGGCGCTGTCTACCGGAGGTTCAGACTTCGATGAAAAGTCTCTAGGCGAGGCGATGATTGATGACGAAGTATTCAATGGCGATATTGTGGAGAATTACATTGCTCACTCAGGGAATAAAACCAAGAGGGCTATCGCCTTCTCCCCAAGCGTAGCACACAGTAAGTCGTTAGTAGAGAGGCTGAACAAGGCGGGTGTTCCGGCTCTGCACATTGATGGATATATGCCGCAGGAGGAACGGAAGTTTATCTACGATGACCACCTTTCTGGCAGGGCATTGGTGCTGAGTTGTTCTAGGCTGTTAGGGGTGGGGTTTGATGATCCGGGCATAGAAATACTAATCGACTGTTTTCCCTGCAAGTCGAAAATCAACTGGATACAACGGGCTGGACGGATTTGGAGGACGGCAGAAGGAAAAGAGAAGGCTATTTACCTAGACCACGCAGGGAATTTACAGCGGCATGGGTGTTTCCCAGAAGATGTTGTTCCTGACCACTTAGATTCAGGTGAGAAAAAGTTTAACGAGAAGAACCAAACAAAGAAAGAAGAGAAGGAGCCAATAATTAGGGCTTGTCCTGTATGTGCTGCCGCCTTCACTGGCAGAAAATGTGCTTGTGGATACCAATTAGGCTCTGACGTTCCGGTTTTAAGGGACACCGGAGGATTGCTGAAAAAGGCCGAAACCATAACTCCAACCGACAAGGGCCAGTTCTATGGTGAGCTTCTCACCTACGCAAGAGACAAGGGCTATGCAGATGGGTGGGTTTCGCACAAGTACAGAGAGAAATTTGGTGTATGGCCGCAGGGGATAGATAGATCGCGCCGACCTATAAGCCTAAAGACATACGGCTGGATAAAGTCTCGACAGATAGCTCGCGCCAAGGCTAGAGCATGAACATTCACGCAATTATCGAGAGGCTGGATAAAGTCAGGAAGAACGGCAAGGGGTATATGGCCTGCTGTCCGGTTCACTCGGAGAAGACTCCAAGCCTTTCGCTGACGGAGAAA